TTGTCTTTGTTGATGACTTCGTATGTGCCTTGTGCCCACTTGCTCATTGTACCACTAACCTTGCTGCGTATCTATTACTTTGTACAGGCACACCCACACCCAGTAGTGTGGCCTTGTTGCGTATGCTGTTGAGAAAATAGGCCAACTGCACGTTTAGATTTACACCGTTTTGTCCTTTAAATTGTTCCAATAGGGTCAACGCAGGAATACCAGTTTCCTCAGCTACTCTGAACAGGCTCACTGTGAAGTTGCCAGCGGCTGAACCTGTGGTCATTTCGCGCCGAAAATAACTGTACACAATGTCGTATTCTGCAGCAGGAACATTGACATCGTACTCGTAAAAACTATCAAACACACGCACTGTTTGATCAAGATTAAAGTTGGTGGTATTGATACTGCTCATAGTGTTTAGTTAGTTGGAGGAGATTTTGGTGTTGGAAAAAATCTGCCAGCATTGTTTTTGATGCCACCAATGATAGCGCTGGTACCAATGGCAGTTGCTTCACTCTTGGCCAATGATGCAAGATTTTTTCCTTTGAATGTGTTGTAGGCTGTGCCTGCTTTTTGTGCAGCACCAATCAAGCCCGTCAGGCCACCACTCTGTAGATCACTCAGTATGCCGCCGCCTGCATCCAACAGGCCTCCTTGGCCAAATATTGTTCTAGTGCTGCCTGGTCGTGCCAGCGAACTTACTGTGGTATCATAGTGTGCAGGATCTGCAAATCCCTGTACATTGACGTCTGGACGCTGGCTTCCAATTGCACCTGTGTAATACTTTACAGTTTCGTAAGCAATGGTCATGCTGTTCTGCATTATTCCGTTGCCTTCACTGTAGTTGTATTGGTCGTGACTCCAGTTGGAGATCAGAGGGTTGATCAGTACATATTCAGCAAACTTGTGTTGGTCCATGCCGTAGATTCTGATGTCTCTAAAAAATGGAGGCTTGCCGGTGTCACCACCAACTGTTCTGCTGCTGGTGCCATCGCTGATAGATTCTCCAATGTAGCCCCAGTCGTTGACTTGTCGGTCGTCTGAGTAGATGTCGCGGCCGTTGTAGTCAAATCCAGTTGGCGTATTGTTACTGGCGCCTGCACTGCCATTGGTGTTGTTGGGTGAGAGATATCTTTGGTTTGGATCTTTATAGTAGTAGCTGAAATAGTTGTACCAAAGATTGCGTGTGACATCGCCGCCATCGTCGTGAAAAGTCAAAGTCACTGGTTGATATTCAATACCTGTTTGTATCACACGTTTGCGATTGTACTGGTTTAGTGTTTCAGCTTTGACAGTGTACTTGGGCAAATCAACTGTTTTGACCACATAACTGAGACTGCTGACATCACCTGAACTCACAAACTGATTCAACGACGGAATCTGAGTGTTGAGAGTAAAACTCACGTGAAATAGGAACTTGAACCTGGGTTTGAGTTCGTATTGGTTTGAGGTAAAGGTTTTACTTGCGTGAGTATAATCACGCAAGTAATTGACGTTGGTAAAACCTTTGAGGAAATCCTGGCCGAAATTTGCCATTGGCTAATTCCGATCAGCGTTAGCCGGCCTGTCCAGCACCTGTCACAACATCACCGAGAGTTCGGCCAACAACTGCGCCTACTCCTGATCCAGCAGGTGTCTGATTGGCATTGTCATAAGCAATTGACATTTCTACTGTAACTGCTTCGTTGGAGCCATAGTTCAAATCACCGTAGTTGGCACCTTTTAGATAGCAACCGTACAGTTCCCAGGTCTCAAGAACCACAGGATCAAAGGCGCCATTGCCGCCGTCCAAGATTTCAATCTTGGTAGTAAACTTGTAGTCAATGCCAGATGCAGCGCTTGCCATTTCCAAGAAATCCATTTGCTTCTGCAACTGTTCGCCAACCAAGCGACTAATTTCACCACCAGCATCGTCACGAACTGAACAGGTAATATCTGCCCAGGAGTGGCGTCCTGCTAGTTTGAGTGTTGAGTTGTAGACTGGTAACGCAATTTCTTCAAATGTCAAGTTGGGCCGTGACACGCTGACCACCTGTTTTGTGAGTTCTGTTGTGGGTTTTGAAACACCAAGGTTTTCAAAGAACACGCGGAATCGGTATTTTAGTTTGGGCATCAACATGCCCTGGACGCCACCTTCGCTAGCACTGCCAACTGGTACTGTCATTCTGTTAAGTGATGAAACTGCCATTTTGTATATCTCCTATATGTTTATTTACCTGGATTGGTGGGGAGGGTATTCCCCACCAATCATTTAGGCAGCAGCACCTGAAATTTCACCAGTGTTCTTGATACGCAACGGAATGTAGATGAATTCCACTGCTTTGACTGGTTCAATGGCAATGTCTACGTACAATTCGTTACGATCAATACGTGCTGGGGTATTGTTACTGGTGTCGCACACAACCAGGAAGTCGTAGATGGCTCGTTTGGCTTGCAAATCCAACATGAGACTGTTGCAGACACCAGCAATTTCGTCGCGAGTAATCTGATCGTTGGGCTCGAACAAGAACAACTTGCCAATTTCTTCAAGTCGTCCACGCAAGAATGCCACCAGGCGTGCCACGTTGATTCGATCCAGTGCAGTGGTTGTTATGGTAGTGGTCTTGTTGCCAAAGTTCACAATACCAATTCCTGGAATGAATGTGATTGGGTTGATGTTACGCTCATACAGAATGTCGCGAACTGACTGACTCACACCAATCTGTTGGAATTCGCCTGTGGCTGCATCAATATAACCAATGGCAGCAGCGTTGTCGATCACACCGCGACGTGTGCCTGCTGGGGCCAACCATGGATAGCTCACAGCATCACTACGCAAGATTGTTCGCACCATCATGTGGCTTGGTGGTTGAACCACTGTGTTGCCACCTAGGTCTGAAGTCAAGCAGCTGGGGTAGAATGCAGCAGCATAGTTACTGGTTGCATTGTTACCATCTTGAGTTGTTAGGCCAAGACCGTTGTTGTTGGTTGCCCAATCAACTAGACTATTGCCATCATTGCCCAGGCGCATGGGTGTGTCAGCAACCACAAACAAGGTGTTGTTACGCTCATTGCTGAGTGCAATCATGTTGCTGGTCAATTCAGGATAGGCAGGAGCAGCAATAATGTTGAACTGATTTTGTTCTTCACGTGCAGCAATGCTGGTGTCAATTGCAGACTTCATGGCCTGCACAATCAACTGGCGTTGTGCCAAACGTCCTGACCACATGGCTCCGTCCAGACGATTGCCACTGGCTGTGAGCCAGGTGTTTTTCTGGGTAGGCAAAGTATCATCAGGGAAGCTTTGTGCATTGAAGTAGTTGCTCTGGAAGCTCTTGACGTTGTAACCGCTGCGGCGTGTGTTAAACAACAACATACCTTGTGGATACAGGTCAGGATTTGGAGCATCCAGATCAAGATAGTCGCTGACCAACAGGCTCTCAATGGTGGGTTCGGCACCGCTCACAGGGTCTGTTGTGCCGTTGGGTGCCCAACGTGCATCAGCAAACAGTACACCATTTTCAGTCACTTGGTCTGTGGTATCAATTTCTACCCACTGGTTGACACCGCTGACTGCTTGCCAACGATACAGTTTGGGATAATTTTCTAAATCACTAGTGTCGATCCACAAATCACCAAATGCCAATGGTGACTCTGCTGTGTCGTTTTGTGTGGTTGGTGCTGATGCAGCAATGATAGGACCGCTGGCATTGGTTTCTGTTAGATCAAATCCACGAACATCGTTGGTGACGTTTTGATAACCTTGCCAGGTACCGTTGTCTTGAATCATTATATCTGCATCACTCACTGAACTGTAGTACCATAAGCGTCCATCAGCTGGATCTTGATCAGGTTCTACTGCACTGGCTGTGTAGGTAAACAATGGTTCAGTGACCCAATTGCTCAACAGCAATTGTGTACTGGTTTGACGGCGTACTTTTAGTGTAGTATCAGTAAAACCAGCAGTGGTAATAGGAGTACCAGTTCCTGTAGTTAGCACAATTCTACCACCTTGACTGTGTACAAACACAATATTACCAGCAGAATTCAATCTGGCAGACACAAATGGCACATTTGCTGCACTTACTGCTGTAATAAAATCAGCCACAGTTCCGGTGCCGCCAATGGTAGCTAACGCAACATTGGTAGTTTCTGATCCTGCAACTGATCCATCAATAGTGAATGTATTTCCCACTGTGAACGGAGTTGCAGTGGCTGAACTAAAAGTAACATCACCTGTTACTTCTGTTGCTCCCAATGCAAATCTTTCAAGCACTAGAAAAGAAAATGTGTCAACTACTCCAGACACTGTAGGAGAGATTGAATTGTACTGCACATACGTTGATCCTACAGGAATATTTCGGCCGCCACCTGAAGGATCTAGGCCATAAATTGCTTGTTTATCACCTGCATACGCAGGGCAATTTTGTTCAATGAATGTATCTAAACCAGTGTTAAAAACATTAACACTGATATCTAGTCCGTTGTTGGCAGTGCTGACATTTTGCCAAACTGATCCAGTTGGACGACCGCCGTCTGTGTCGGTGGTTCTCCAACGCGGACTTTGATAACTGTATCCTGGAAAATAGTCAGGTGCTGCATACTCTCTTGCAACAATTCCCAGAGCAGTTAACAATGCAGAGCCACCATTGGGACCTGCTTGAATTGATACAATTCCGTTGCCTACCAAAGTGCTGCCGTCATTGGTAGCAGTTGAATCTGCATCAATCAATAGCTTGCCAACGCCTGCGACTGTTCTAGCAGTTACACCTGTAATAGCAGCAGTGTTGATAGCTGCAGCGAATCCGGCCACTGTGTTGTTGGGCGAAGCTGGCACTGCAACTATATTGCCGTTGATCAGTATGTTGCTGGCTGCTGTTAATGTTGTAGGAGCATTGGCACTGGTCACTGTGGGCCAAGCAGTTTTCCAGTCATTGCTGCCCACTTGCACCCAAGCGTTGTCGTAAGTTTTATAGTAACCAAAAATGCTGTTACCAATGGCAGTCACTGCGTAATCACCAATGCTGCCAATGGTTTCTAATGGCGTGTTATCTGCAACAGGATCTGAGCCGTCGCCGCCTTCGACTTCAGCAGAATCTGTAATTACCAATGGTACTGTATTGGTAAATGTGTTGGTGGTCTGATTCCATTCAAAAATACCCCAGGTAGTGGTCAACGTATTGATCCAGTAGGTGTTGTTGTTGGGGTTTCCTGTGGGACGACTCAGGCTAGCAGTAAGTTCAGTAAGGTCAACGTCAGCACGTTGAATATAAGCACGATTGCTAACACCCAGAGCAGAGTAAGCAGCCAACAAGCCGTATTCGTTGAGTTCGTAGCCGTTGATTGGTGTACCAGTTGTGGTGTTGTAGAAGAATGGCACGCCAAAAGTAGCTGCCAAATCACGCTGACTGGTGATAAGATATGTTTTGTTGGCATTGGCTGCTAGGGTGCCTGCTGCTACTGTGATACCATCAGCACTGACTTTGTTTTGCGCTGTGGCCACAATAAAATAAGGGACTGTGTTGACCGCAGAAGGGATGTATTGACTCTCGTCAATTACTATTACTTCTACGCCGGGAGAGATTAGAGCCATAATGGATTCCTTTTCAAGTTGTAGATATTTATAGGCATTTGATAAAAACGGTGTCTTACAGTGCCCTTTGGCAAAGGTCCTGCTTATAAATACCATATGAACCGACCTACTTGCCCTGCTTGTCAGCAAAGACCTTGTGCTGTTAATTATTGCCGTGACAATGTGACTCACTATCGATCAAGATGTGAAAACTGCATTAGAAAAAACAAAGGCTTGCCCAAGCGAGAGCCCAGTTGGGCTGCAACAGGCTACAAGAAAAAAATGGTATGTGACCGTTGTGGATTCAGAGGCAGATATTCAGCACAAATGCTGGTATACCACATGGATGGTAGACTTACCAATACTGAAATTCGTAATCTCAAATCAGTTTGTCGAAATTGCGAAATAGAATTAGCCAAGAGTGAGCTGCCTTGGCGTAGAGGCGATTTAGAAACTGATGTCTAATAGCTCGCGTTGAGTCAACAGGTGATCCATTAGTTCACACACACTGCGATGTAAATCTTCTAAGGTTCCGTTGTTATCAATCACGTGGTCAGCCATCCAAATCTCCAGATTCATACTGGAGCGATCTTCCTGAGGCAGGTGGTCGGATCTATCTACCCAGATGCAGTGGTCAAAAACTCCTGTGTTGCGCATGGCATGAAATTCAGCTTTGTTGCGTAGCCCGCAGTAGATGTCATTGGCGCTAAAGATATCGCGTCCTAGTCGAGCATAATCATTCTCACAATAGGCATGAATCATGTCGTACCATTCGCTGCGATGATTGTGGCGATCTGCATAACACTGTTCAAAGCTGGTATACCCGTATTTGTGTTTGAGTTTGTCATAGATAAACTTTTGAGCACAAAATTCTGAGCTGCTTTGAAATTGAAATCCGTAGCGGTCCCGCAAAATTTCGCACACAGTGTCTTTGCCATGACGGCCGTGTCCAATGATGAGCAATTTAGGTAGTGTCATTTGAGTGAGGTTACATTAAGGTGATCAAGAGTACGTTGCAGCATGCCGATTTGCCTGCGGCAGTCTTCCAAGGCGTGGTGAGTGGTAGGCGGTATAGGTTGATCTGGCCACAAGCTAAAAACTGTACGGCTGTCTCGAACCTGATAGTATTTCCAAGGCAGGGGTTTAGTGTAGCTTTTGTAAGCATGCTCAAGAATGTTCATGTCGTATGTGGGACCTTGTGCCCAGATTCTATTAGAGTGCCAAATTAGTCGGCCTAGTTCGTCCAGTGCTTGGTCCAAAGAAATACGCCCTTCTTCGTTGAACGCTTCGTCTCTAACCACGGCCGGTTGAGTCGCCCACCATTCAATCGTTCCTTGATCAATTGCTCGATCTGGTTGGCTTTCCAGTGTTACCCTAGCATAGTAGGATTTGCCCAAATAGCTGTGCCCAAACGGGTCAAAGCTTTGAGCCGCAATAGTTAAAATGCATGTGTCGGGACCTGTTGCAAGTCCTTCTAAGTCGATCATTAAGTCTGCCATACTGTAGTATAACAGGAATTTAATTGTGTGTCAATTACCCAATTACCCAAGTTAGTGGTTGTGAACCGTCCACATACATTTTGAGTTGTTCTATTAATGCGTCCATTTGTGTCTGGCCTTCTGCTTTCATAGCCGAACCGTTGAGAGTGCCACCGCCTTGTGGACCGGCTATGGTCGAAAACTTTTCACGTGCTTCGCCAATGATCAATTTGACGTTGGCTACCATGTAGTCACGAATCCACTGTGATATCTGATAGTCTTGCAGCAACTGAACTTCAGGTTTTAACTGATAGGTCCACAGCAGCACGTTTTCTCCTGTGCCTTTGGGATCACGGATCAATTGCAGTTTCTTGGTCACAGTGTTCCAGGTGTAGTTCATGAACCCGCCAAACATTCTGGCCGCCAGTTCCACATACTGC